GGGACTAAGTATGTTGCAGGGGTTAAGGGTGTAGCTAGCGGTTCTGAATTGGTAGCTAACGGCACATTCGCATCTGATATTGCAGGATGGACAAATAAAAGCGTAGGATCTGGTAGCTCTATAGCTCATTCTACTAATTTAATGAACATCGTTTCAGTGGATGCTAGTAACTACGGATGGGCAGAGGATGAAATAGTTACCGTAGTCGGTAAACAGTATATAATGAGTTTTACTGTCGGGACAGGGGCGATCAATGTGCAGATTGGGACATCTACAGGGGCGGCAGATATTTTAGCCTCTACGTCATATTCTGTTGCAACTCATACTATAGAGTTTACTGCATTGAGTACTTCTACATTCATTGGATTTAAACATACGACAGGTGCCACCCATACGCTAGATACAGTTACGGTAAAATTAGCAACACAAGATGCCAAGATAAGATTAGTGCGGTTTGAGTTTAGTACTACTCAGGCTTACATTATTGAGTTTGGAAATCTATATTGCAGGTTCTACAAGGATAACGGTCAAATTACCTCAGGTGGCGCTGCCGTAGAGCTTGCCACTCCCTACACAGAAGCCCAGATATTTGATGTATATTTTGCCCAATCTGCTGATGTGCTATATATCGCACATCCTACACATGCCCCCCGTAAAATTACTAGGACTAGCGATATTGCTTGGACTATTGCCACGCTGACTTTTTCCTCTGCCCCGACAGACTTTGCCGGAGGTGCTGGCGATTACCCTCGTGCCGTAACATTCTTTGAAGAGAGACTATTCTGGGCTGGTACTGACAATAAGCCGCAGACGATATGGGCCAGTAAGTCTGGTGACTTCCTGAACATGGATCAGGGTACTGGGTTAGATGATGAGTCTATAGCTTTTACCTTAGCGACTGATGACGTTAACGTTATTAAGTGGATGAAGGCTTCCGATGTTTTACTCATTGGAACCGTTGGAGGGGAGTTTAAGTTAAGCGGTAGTGGTGCGCCTACGACCCCCTCTAACGTTAGGGTAGTTCAAGAAACTAAGTATGGCTCTAGTGATGTACCCCCTGTAGTTGCAGGTAGGTCTGTCTTGTTTAACCAAAGGGCTAAGAAGAAGTTAAGGCAAATGATCTTCGACCTAAACGTTGAGGGTTTCGTTGCACCAGATTTAACTATTCTTTCAGAGAATATAACTGGTGATGGCATTACGAACATGGCTTACCAGCAAGAACCTGACTCTATTATATGGGCTGTTAGGGCAGACGGTGTTCTATTAGGGCTTACATACCAGAGAGACCAGCAGGTAGTTGCATGGCATCAGCATCCCGTTGGTGGTACTGATACTGAGGTAGAGAGTGTGGCTTCTATCCCGTCTGCTGATGGAGGTTCTGATGAGTTATGGCTTAGCGTCAAAAGAACTGTGAATGGTGGCACTGTTAGGTATATTGAGTATATTGACGATACTATATTTGTAGACTCAGGATTATCCTATTCAGGGGCTGCGGCTACAACCTTATCTGGATTGGCACACCTAGAAGGCGAGACCGTAAGTATAGTTGGTGATGGTGCTGTATTCCCTGACGCTGTTGTTTCTAGTGGCAGCGTAACCCTTTCTAGCTCTGTCACAACTGCATACATAGGGCTGCCTTATACAACTGAGATAGAAACACTCCCCCCTGAAGTGCCGCAAAAAGATGGGTCTTCTTTTGGTAAGAAAAAGTCTTGGAGTAGGATTATCCTTAACCTGTATACCACGCTAGGTATTTCTGTTAATGATACGCAGCTTGTCTTTAGGACTGGGGGAGATCCTATGGATTCGGCTCCACCTGTCTTTACAGGCCAGCATGATATAACTAATCTTGGTTGGAAGGAATCCGATCACACTATGGTGATAAAGCAAGAACAGCCACTAGGCATGACATTAATATCTATAACAGGAGAGTTGAATGTTGCTGACTGAGAATATACCTCTTGAAAAATCTGGGAATATTCGCTTAGTGCCTTATGAGTTTAGCCACTTTAAGCAACTAATAGTCAGGCCTCATGAGGATGGCATAAAAGAGGCCATTAAGTTATCTGATACAGAGTGGGCTAATTCCATCGGCAGGGAGGCAGTTGAGGCGTACACAGCTTATGTTGGTGACAGGATTATCGCTATAGGTGGGCTGAACATACTGTGGCCTACAGTGGGCGAGGTTTGGATTGTAGGGTCTCCCTATATACCGGAAGTTAGGTTTTCCTATATGAGAGCCACTAAGTTCTACTTGAAGTATTTTAAGGAAAAGTATAAATTAAAGCGTGTTCAAGCGCAAGTAGTTGAAGGGTATGACATGTTGATTAGATTCGCAGAGAAACTTGGTTTTGAGTACGAAGGGACATTACATAATTACTGTGGTGGTAGTCTACATAACCGCATATATGCTATCTGGGAGAAGTAAATGGAACCAATGACTGCTGCCGCAATCATGGGAGGTACTGGCGTAGCCAAGGGCGTTTCTGGTTACAAAGCTGGTCAAGCATCATCTAAGTCTGCTGCTGCTACCGCTGCGTACAATAAACAAATATCAGAGCTTAATGCTAAGATGGAGAAGGACAGAGGTATTATTGTCCGTAGCATTAATGAGCATAATGCTGATATTGGGCTAGAGAAGGCTACTTATGATGCCTTCCTTATAGAGAGACAAGCAGTTGAGGTTCAGGATCAGAATGACTTTGATATGGTTGTTGCTGAAAGGCAATATGACATATTCACTGCTGAGAAGAGAGCTAGGTGGGGTACTTCTGGCGTAACTATGCAGGGTAGTCCTGCCGTAGTTGCGCTAGCTGACGCTCATGCCGCTGCTACTAACTTAGCCAATATTGAGCTTAGAGGTATACAGGCGGTGTCAAAGATTCAGCAGACAGCGGACATGACACGCTATCAAGGTAGATCCAACTTCAATGCTGCTATGCAATCTGCATACCTACAGCAGTATCAGTCAGACATAAATAGAGCTAACATAATCAATGAAGGCAATATGAACTACTACGCTGGCATGTCTAAGTCTTACCAAGCTCAGCAACAAGCTACCGCTGCTCTCATTGGTGGCATCAGTGACGGCATTAGTGCTGGTGTAGGAGCTTACGGCTCTGCTGGTGGGTTTGCGT